GAAATGATAGGCGTTGCAAATGGTCTGTTATCCTGTGTATATCAAAAGGACGTTAAGGGAATCAGGGAACATATAAAGGATATTGGACATATGCTGGATACGTTAGCAGCGGAAGAACAAAAGGACATTCCGGGGCAGATGCGTATGGGAGAATAAGAAAGACAGAGGCGATAACAATGCTTACATGGCAGAAGAAAAATGGCGAATGGGGATTAAACGGAGTGCCTGAAGAAGAACTGAAAAAGGTTGGCAGCAGAATATATGCGGCGCTTTTTAAATTAAAAGATTATGAGCAGCTGGGAGTAAGTCCTGGACAGGTGGAAGAACTGGACAGGCAGTATACGCAAGTATGTGAACGTGAACGTCTTGCAAAACAGAAAATTCCATGTATGCCGGGAGATACGATTTATATTTATGAAACGTGTGAGTGTATCCCAAGAACCCGTGACCAGCAGACAGGGATAGTAGAGTGTCCGTTTGAATCAGACTGTCCGTATGATACCTGTAGAGATGCAAATGAGCGTTTATTTCAGACAAAGG